TGACGAGCGCGGTCTTCGCTTCCTCGGCCTTCTGTCCGGTGATCTGCGCGAAGTCTGAAAAGACGGCCGTCAGAGCGTGCACTTCGGCCGCCGACATGTTGTGCATGCTGGAGAACGCGCCGACGATTTCGCGTGCATCCGCGCTGGAAACACCCTTGGCGTGCGAGAGTTCGTCTGCGAACTGCGTGAGCGCTTCACGCGTGAGGGTAAGATTGCCGGCGAACTCGGAACCCAACTGCATCTGATTGAGCGCCTTGCCGGCTTCGAGCGCCCTATAGGCCAAATATGCAAGGCCACCGACCAGGGCCATAACGCCGGCGACGGCACCGAGGGCTGCGGGTCCGAGGCCGAACACTTTTGAGGCGATTATTGCCAGAGTTCCTGGCGTCATCCGCGTCCGGCCGCTCGATAACTCATCGAACAAAGCTCTGAATTCGCGCGTCGCGGTGCTGATCGAGCCGTGCGCCTCCGCCAAGTGGCCAGTCATGCCGACGATACCACCGCTCGCCTGACCGAGAGCGCCGCCGAGCGCGGCGGCTTGAGTCTTGGCGGCGACGAAGTCTCCCGCTACTTGCTGCAGGCGCGTCGCCGAGGCCGGGTCGATGAACCCCGCCGAGGAGGCCTTCGCGAGTTTGTTTAACTCGCTAGATAATCCAGCGACTTCGGCCTTCGCCACCGCAAACTTCGATTGCAGGTCAACAATGTCGGCAGTAACTTTGACGTTGAGATTATTGGACACAGTCGATCACCTCGCTCCCCTACAATATCCGCTCGGCACCGAGTGAGCCCACCAGATCCTTCGCCGACATCGCGCCCGCAGCCCAGCGCTGCTCTAAGGATCTCTGATGCTTGACGCGCGCCTCCTCTTCCGTCATGGGTTCGCCGCCCGGCGTCCATGTCGTATAGATCTGGGCGAACATCGCGAGCATTTCATGCTCGGGCGGTGAAGTTTTCCAATAACCGAGAATCTCGAAGGCATCCGGGACCGTCATGGAGTAAATCTCGGAGGGGAGTTTCTTCAATCCCGTCGCGAGCCGGCCGACCAGCGTCGGCCAGTCTAGGACGTTCCCGGAGGCGCTTCCCCCGAGGCTTTCTCCACTGGCTGCCTGACGAGCCCCGCGAAGGCGAGCACATCGTTCATCGCCTTCCACATCTCATCCGTGGTTGCCGTCGAGGCGAGGATCTTCTCGGACGTCATCTCGGGATAAGCGCCCTTGAGCGCCACCGAGATGATATTCACCGCACTATCGAACATGCGCGAGAACTCGGCCTGGTTGTCCACGAGCGGATCACCGGCGCAGCCAACGCCGATGTCCCGCAGCTGCCCCAAGTTGAGCGGCGACTTCAGCCCGTAGTCGACTCCCGCGAGCGTGATGGTGATCGACGCAGGCCGCGTTTTATTCTTCGTTGTGCTCATAGCGCTTAAGCCGTCGTCGCCAGGCTGATGATGCCGATCTGTTGCGAGGCATTTGCGAAGAACTCAAAGTCATACTCTGGCATCGCAAAGTCATCGATCTTGCTCGCTATGGTCGATTTGCCACCCACACAGGCGAACAACCGCACGTAGTACTCAGCGCCGTTGAGGATGGTCGAGTAATCGAGTTGGAAGGTGGGCGTGGTCCCGATCAGCGCGTTCTGGATGATCTGGTACTGCCCGGCGGACCCCGTGGTCCAGGTGTAAACAATACTGATCTTGACCGTAACCCCGGCGACCTCGTCCGCGCTACTGAAGAGGTAGACACCGCCGGTAACGGAGTATTGTCCCGCAGCGGGCGCAGAGGCAACGAGCGTCAAAGGCTCGCCGGTCACGGCATTGATGACACCACAGTCCCCGTTCCAGGTGCCGCTATTCGGGGGCGGCGGCGTGATCGTAAAGGGCGTCGTCGGAATCGGTGTGGCGGCTGTCTGCGTCAATCCATACTGCGTGCCGGCGGTCCATGTGCCGCCGTAGAGCAGTGTATTCAAGGCGCGTCCCGAGAGGGTTGCGGCCTTCATTTTGCCGCTGGTCTTTGCCGTGCCGCGCGCGACCAGAAGCGGAAACTGGTATTGGCCCTTCAACTGCTTCGTGTCGAAGCCCCAATCCATGGACAGTTCGTTGATAAAGCCGATATTGAACGGCGTTTTATCCCCGCCATCGGTTCGAGTGAGAATGGCGACGCCGGGGCCGAAAAGCGCCTGCGGAACCGTGTTCGTATTGCTCATTGAAGACGCTCCAGAGTAGAGGCCGCCATCGGCCGTGTATAAACCAGAATCAGCGGTGACTTCCGAGGAATCTGCTGACCAGGGGAATGTCGCCATTAGGAAACCCCCATTGATATTGACTCAGCCGTCCGCGTGAATTACAGCTCAGATTGAATGATCATCACGGTCACAAGAAGACGCTCGCAGGAGTGGCCAGCGCATGCACGCCGGTGGTCGGATTCCACGCCGCATCAAGCCCTACGTTCGTGTTGCTGGTCGGCTTCGCGTAGGTACCATTCACCAGACACGCACCGAACCAGTTCTGCGAGACGTTGGAGGCAGTAAGATCGTTATCGTCGATTGCCCAGTACATCCAACCCAAACCTTGCGCTTCGCACTCGCTCACGATTTGCGCGGCGCTGGTGAGCGTCGGGCTGCCGTCACTCGTACCGATGTACTTGCCAGGGCCGAACTCGCCCACGATCACGCACACGCCGGAACTTGCGAGCGCTGCCAACGCCGGAATGATCAATTGATAATGATCACCCGAGTAAATCGTGCCACCGCTCGTATAAGGGCTGAATGCGCTGCTGTCGAGCGTCACTGTTATCTCGCCCAGGCTGCCGTAGCCAGTCAGGGGCGGGGACAAACCATTGATCTGCGTCATGCCATCGACGCCATCGATATACACCGTCGAGGCGGCATCTGTGCTGCCTGACGGGGACACGCCCGGGATAAAGTTCGCAAACGTGTTATGCGCCCCGGCGTTGGTAAAAGCAATCACTGTACTGGTGGCGCCCGGCGTGATGCCGGTAATTTGCGCCTGCGCGTTCATGCAGCCGCCATACGCATGAAACGAGAACATCGTATTCTTCAGCGTATCGCTCGCGAGCACCGCGGCTGCGGAGCTGACAATCACTTCGTACGACTGACCATCACCACACGCATCGACCAACAGCGGACAGGTATAGCCTGCCGTGCGCATGTTCTCGACCGCACTTACATAGGACGATTCCCAAGTCGCGGCGGTATTATCGCCGTCCCATTCGTTGGCGATGTTGATGATGATCGAATCCATGATGGGCGCGAATGTCGCCACATTCGCCACCCACCAATCAACACACGTCGCCAAATCCGCCGTGCTCGTATCACCGCTCGTGCGAGTCATCGTATTAGGCACGTAGGACATGGTGATGACAGGCAGAATGCCGAGGCTCACATATTCAGCGGCCACCGCCTCATAGGTGCTGGCGGGATTACCGCCTGTCCCCACCAAATACATAAACACCCGTTGCGTGTTGCAACCGAAGGCGGTTGCAACCGAATACGAATCCGAATCATAGTGGTTCTGATTCATGCCGCGGATGCGAAATACCGCGCCGTTCGGATCGCGCAAGATACCGCCAGGATCGACAAAGAAGCCGTTCGATGCGCTCGAATTGTACGAAGGCCGCGAGACGTTGGTATTCTCTGCGACCACCATACTGAAGGTCGCGGATACTGGAACCGCCGCGCTATCGACCAACGTCACCACGATGTCATTGAAGGTACCGTTCTCCGTCGGCGCACCGCTGATATTGCCCGCCGTCGACATCGAATGTCCCGAGGGCAGTCCCGTCGCGCTCCAGCTTTGGCCGCTGCCTGTCCCGCCTGCGCACGTCATTTGATGCTGGTAGGCGTTCGATTGCATCGAACCTGGCAATGGCGTAACCGCCTTTTCCAGCGCGCAGCCCAAGATGGTCAGCGCCGTGTTGGTCGTCACGCTGATGTTCGCGGTCGCAGTCGCGCCGGTGTTATCCGTGGCGATCACGGGTAACGTGACGGGGCCTTCAGCGGTAGTCGGCGCCACCTCGAGACAGCCAGTCAAAGACATCTGATAGGAATTAACGCCGCCCAATCCAGCGCACAGCATTGCAGGCCCAGTGCTATTGCCATTGGAGAAGTTCATCGTCGTCGTGATAGTCCACGCGCCCGAAGATCCGCCCAATCCGGTAATTGCACCGCTCGAATACAGCGTCTTCGGCCACGAGCCATTGACCGGAATTGCCACCGTGCACTGCGTCTGCCCGGTGAAGGGGTTTGTCTCGGAGACCGTGCTGACCGTGAACACTGCATCCGTCGTCGCCGTGGTGGCGCTGATCGTCGCCTCTACCTCCCAGTCAAATGTCCAGGTGATCGGCGCCACGCCGCCGGTCTGGGACAGTTGGTAAAACCCACTACCATTGACGGGAATGGCCGGAATCGTTGGCAACGTGATCGCGAAGCCGCCGGTGATGGTGTACGCAGCGCTCGCTACCGCGCTATTGGCAAGCCCCCCCGCCACCCCGATGGCATTGACCGTCTGCGAGCTGCTGACCGTGATAGCCGCGGTATAGATCTGCGTCGTACCGGTGATCGGATACGTCGGCGTCGAATCATCCGTGGTGTAGTAAATCGACGAACCGGCCGTCGCGCACGAAATGGCGACGCTCTGCGAACTCGAATAACTGCCCGCGACGGGTGAAAACGTCGGCGGCACCACAGATCCGCCGAACGGCGTGCCGCGCGGGTTACGCGCCCACGAACGGCGCCCGAGAACCGATGCGACCGCAGTCGCAAGCGCGCTTTTGGCAAACTTCCGCCGATCCATGGCGCGGCGCCGATAGCGCCAATATTTCCGGGGAAGCGCGCTCATGCGATCAATAGGTCGTGATGACTATGACTTCCCCACCACCACCTGCGCCACCTGCGCCCGATGCTGCGCCGACTGATGCACCACCACCACCGCCGCCGGAGCCGTAGCCGGCTGTACCACCTGCGCCACCGGCCCCGCTCGCGTTAGCCCCGCCGCCCCCCGCAGAGCCGCCAACCCCCCATTGGGCTGTTGGATTGGTACCGCTACCGCCAGCACCTCCAGTATTTGCTCCCCCGGCGGGACTGGAATAAGGAGGGCTCATGGACGGCATGCCGGTACCGCCAGCAAAGGCGGCAGACGTGCTCAAGCCGCCGCCCGAGGCCCCACCGACCCCTCCTATACCGGAATTGGCGTTCGCTCCTTGAGCAAAACCTCCCGCCGCGCCGCTGGCCGCAGTCGCGCCACCGGCGCCGCCAAAGCCCGCTGAACCTGTCGTAGAGCCGCCCGCTGTCGCGCCGCCGCCGTATAGAGCGCCGCCGTTAGTAGCGCCCGTGGCAGAGACTCCTGGTCCCCAGTAACTACCCCCGCTACCGCCTCCAGCAGCGGCGCTCTCCGCACCCGGACCTCCGCCGCCGCCGCCCCACGCTTTTACCCAGGGTGTCGTTCCGAAGATGCTTTCGCCGCCGAGACCGCCACCATTACCTGAGCCGGCCGCAGAGGTTGCCGCTCCTGCCGTGCCGCCCGCACCAATAGTGACGGTCTCTGTGGCGTTCAGATTCGCAGTATTAAAAGTCGCGTCAACAGCCGCCGCGCCGCCGCCGCCGCCACCCCCGGAACCCGCGGTGCCCAAAGCGGCTATTTCAAAGCCGCTGCCACCACCCCCGCCGCCGCCGATGACAATGACGCGCGTGACCTGCGGCGAGTGACCACCCACCGCGCCGGGCTTCGTCCAAGTGCCGCTTGAGGTAAATATCTGCACGTTGCTGATGACGCCGCCCGCTACCGTGACAGCCGTGCAGGCGCTCACCTGATAATTCGTGCCATCGCTCGTGACGGTGCAGCCGTTGTTCTGCGCGATGGTCAGGGTCGAGGCGCCATTGATGGTGCTCGTGGTGGGCGTGATGGTCACGGTCCCCGCGCCGTTGTTCTGCACATCGAAGGAGAAGCCGGCCGTGTAACCCGTGGTGGTCGCTTGCGCGAGGGTGACTGCGACGGCGCTGGCATTGCTGAGCGTCAGGAGGCGGCCGGCGTCGGTCGTGGCGACGCTGTAGCTCGTCCCCGTCTGCGCATTGATCGTTTGCGAAGTGCCGAGCACGCCGCTATTGATGGCAAGATTGCCACCGAGCGTGAGTGCCGTCAGTTGATTGAAGGAGTTTGTCGCAACGACGGCTGCACTCGTCGGCACCGCAGCGCCATTCACCTTAACCACAGTCGCAGCGAGCGTCCCGGAGGTCGTCACATCGCCGCTGAGGTTACCATTCGTGATCGTGGCAACCCCGCTGAACGCGGCGAGATTCCCGCTCGCTGGCGATCCGGTCGTGGTAACCGTCCCGCTACCGCTGGGAGTCGCCCAGGTGCCATCGCCGCGCCAATAGGTCGAGGAACTCGCGCTCGTGCCTGAATTGAGATTGCCGACAGGCAGATTGCCGGTGACACCGGTGCTGAGCGGTAAGCCCGTGAGGTTCGTTGCCGTACCCGAGGAGGGCGTACCCAGTGCGCCACCATTGACCAATAATGTCGCCGAGGAGGGGATCGAGGTGCCGTTGACGCTCGTGACATCGCTCAAGCTCGAGGAGTAGGACGGATAGGCGGATGCGCCGCTGGAGATCAGCGCCTGGCCCGCGCTCCCCGGCCCGATGCCCTCGATCGCTGTCGAGCTGACCCAGGCCGGGATCTGATACTGAGTCGGCGTACCGGAATTGGAGACATTTCCGCCGCCAGACGGCGTTTGGCAGGCACCGTCACCGCGCAGGAAGGTGGAGCTCGAGCAGGTCCCCGTCCAGAGACCATAGATATTCGCTGCGGTAGCGGCAGAGAGGGCTGTGCCGGTGCCTTCCAAAGGACCGGTGATGCTGGTGGCGATTGTAATGGCGGGGGTCGTTGTGGGATTGGCCACGGTGCCTGTAAAACCGTTCGCCGATACAACCGACGCGCTCGTGACCGTGCCAGTGCCGCCGGCCGCCGCACACGCTCCATCTCCACGTAGGAACGTGGACGATGAACATGTGCCGCTCCACAGCGCATAAATATCGGCTGCCAGCGCAGGACTGATCGCACTCGTACCATTGCCCTTGATCGGGCCGGTGATCGTGAGGACGCCGGTACCGCCTTTATTGACGGGTAGCGCGGTGCCGGCGAACAGCTGCGAGGGAAGTAGGGCTAAATTTGAATTGATCTTGCCGAATGCCGCCCACGCAGCATCACCGGTGCCAGTATTGCTCGGACCAGTCGATGGATTACACGGCGTCGATGGCGCGCAGTTGATCGACGCCTGAGCGCTCGCCGGGGATGCGCTGAAAAGGCAGGCAACCAGCAACGTCAGCACTGAAAAATGCAGTCGAAGCGATTTCATATGAAGGGTTTTCCTAATTACGGAACTGTGATCTGCACTTCAGCGACGGCGATCGCCTGGCCGCTGATATCGCCGGGATCCTTGTCGATCTTTCCCTCGAGGCGGCACCACTGGACGAGGCCGTTCAACGTAAAGCGATTGGTGCGCGAATCATCGGGTGCGAAGGCCGCCTGCACGGCATCGAGCAGATTGTTGAGCGCGGTTTCCGGCACCGTGTCCGGATTCTGACCCGCGTTCGAATAAATCCAGATTTCGGCGGCGATGGTCTGCTTTTGATTCGGTGCCGCGTCGTAATCTAAGTCCTCGTCCCCGGAGCGCAAGAACAGCGCCGGCTGAGCACTCACATCCGACCAGTACTTCAAGCGGCGTCCCGTGGTCAGAAAGCCGGTAGTCATCGGGACGGCCGTCGCATTGGCCGTGGGTGGCAGCGACAGCGTGAGCGGCGAGAGAGCCGTGATGATCGATCCACGCGGAACCGTGCCGCCGATCACCGGCAGCCCCACGAACAAGCCCGCGGCAGCGCTCGGGTCCGTGAGGACGACGTTTCCCGCCGTCGTATCGGCCGTGAATGAGGTCTGCACGCAGGCCACGAGAACGTTGAACAGCGCCGTCATCACCGATTCGCGCGACGGTCGCTGATACATCATGAATCGTCACCCTCTGAGGCGGTCTCGGCCAGCGCCTCCTCAAGCCCCGCCTCAATCTCCGGCCTCATCTCATCGAGTGGGCCGCGTAGATAGCGGAAGGCTTCGATGTGCGGGGTTTTCGACAACCGCCGCTCGAACCGCCGCGAGCGGGAGAACAGAGCCATAATTCGGCTGCCGCGGTCGGTGAGCTTTCGCGGCTTGTTGGAGCCGTACTCCAGGGTTGCCGCCTTCGCGTATTCCTTCGAATTGCCGCCGGCGGATACCGATACATAGCCGGCGACGCGGTCTGCACTATCCGAGGCATAGACCTGGGATTTGATCTCGCTGCGCAGACGCCCGGTGCGCACCGGCGCCGCGGCGCGCACGCGCTCTTCGAGTTCCGTCGTAAGTTCGGTGATCCGCTCTTTGAGTTTGTCGTGGGCGCGCGCTGGGAAGGTATCGAAGCGCAGCGAGATCTCGCGATCGCCGCGTGTGACGACGCCCATCTACGCGACGACCGGAGTCCGGTAATGGTCGCAGAGCCCGACGACGTCCGGCGGCAGCGTACCCACTTGGCCGCGAGCGGCGCCGACCCAATAGCGCTCGCTGCCGAGACTTTGCGGCTGATCGCGCTGGACGAGGAACGGATCGCGGCCACGGGCCCTGAAGCGCGCCGTCACCATGCGCAGCGCCGCCTCCACCAGATCATCGGGAATTATCGGATAGCCACCCTGGTACTGCACCGTCACGGGCTCCGATTCCCATTTCTCGGATGTGCCCGTCCACGAGTTCAGGCGAATCAGCCAGCCGCGGCATGCGTCGACCGTGAAATCCTTACCGTAGACCAGGGTTTGCGTGTCACCGGCGGCGAGGGTTTGGACCACCTGCAGGGCCGTGGTGATTGAGAGACCGATTTCGGAGCTCGTCGCCGCTTGGCTCAAGATGATCGAATTGGGGTTGACGGTTTCAATCGTCGTGCCCGGCGGGATGCTGCCGTCGGCCGCGAACGCAAGATCACCCTCCTCGATCCCCGCGGTGCTCGCGATGGTGTCGACGAGCGTCGAGCCGTAGGTGTTCCCCGTAAAAGTAACCGGCGTTGAATCGACGAGCGGCCAGCGCGTGAGCTGCAACGGATAGATGCCGCCCGGGACCTGCCATGGGAAAGGGTCCTGCTGGATGAATATCTCGTCCTGAATCGCCTCGACCTGAAAGGTGCGATTGCAGTAATGCTTGATCGCGATCGAGGACTGCGTGATGGCCCGCGAGAAGAAAGGGTCATTCGACGTGTCCGTCGTCGCCACGCTCAATTCATCGTGCACCGTCGCCAGCTCGGTCAAATCGTAGGGGCCCGCCGGTGCTGTGGCCGTCGCGGCGATCAGCACCGTCGTAATGATCTCGACGGCCACGCTTATCCGACCTGATCAGATTGCATATCGATGCTGAGCATCGAGGCACCCCCATAAGTGCCGGTCGTCTGATATTTGATGCGGATCTGGTTTCCGAGAATGCCATCCTTCGATGTATTGCCCGTGAGCGTCCCATCGGATGGCGTATACTCCGCGGTCACCGGTGTCTGACTGTTCAGGTTGTACACGAACCGGCCGGAGGCCGTTGTGAATCCGAATTGAGCAACATCGATCCATGTCGCAGCATTGTCTAAAGTCGTCTGCACCCAGGCATTGACCGTCGCGCCGCCTGAGTCATAGTTGAAATTCCCTTGTATACAAAGATTGCGCGGCGCCACAGTGAATCGAACGGGATTGGTCGTCGCGAGCGCGACCGCGGTGCCGATGGCTTTCAAATTCAGGAGATTCATGATCAGCCTCGCTTAAATGAAAAAGGGCGGCGCCCTTTCGGACGTCGCCCTTCGAATTACCTCACCATGCCTCGCCATGCCCAGCCCTACCACAGCCCAACCCACCTCACCAAGCCGAGCCGTTCCTGACCAGAACTAGCCGCACCTCGCCACAGGATCTTCGATCTTATTCACCATCTTGAAAAGCTTCACCGCGCCGGGCGGAACATCGTTCTTCCCAGATTCCCAGCGCGCCCACGTTCGTACTGAGACTTCAACCTGCCTCGCAGCCTGCGCGAGCGAGAGCTTGAGCGTTTTCCGCAGGGCCTTGAGTTCCGCTCCGGTCATTGAACCTCACCATACCCAACCACGACGTGCCCGACCGAGCCGTGCCACGCCCGACCAAACCAAGCCTCAAATCCTCTCGAACCTTGTAACCTCAAATCGCCCATAGGTTGGTCTGAAGTCCCCAACGCCGACGAGCCGCCCGGCCATGCCGAGCACCTCCATGAGGAAAGTCTGGTCAATGTACTCCGGCACGTTCACCATGAGATCAATCTCGCATTTCCACCCGACGCGCAGCGCCGGCCGCACGCGGGTGATGGCGTTGCGCTGAACAACGGCACGGCGCCGGTCTTCGTATTCCCACGCTTTCACCCCCAGCGAGGCAAGCGGCGTCATGGCAATGATGCCAGCCTTGAAGAGATCCATCGCCGACTTGCGCGGGCTGCGCGGGTCTTGGCGGAATTTCGCCGCCGTCACAATCGAACCACGCAGATATTCGCCCGGCAGGCAGAGTTGCTCCTTGTCGTTGCGGTAGACGTAGCTCTCGACGTTATCCGTCTTTTTCGCGGCGCTGCCCTTGCGTGCGTTGGCCTTTTCAGCGACCGCCTCATTGTTCCAGCGGTGAAATAACAGGTCCGCCACACCAGTGATCTGCACACGGCAGGCCCACGGCTCTCCGATCGCAATCTGTTCCTTGGCGCCGTTCGTCGTCGATTCGACCGCCAATCCCAATTTCAATGCTGCATTCATGGCTCTCTCCATACCACGGCCAAACGCCACGGTTTCAACATGCAGCCTATGCCATTTTGGCATAGGAATCAACCAAACGTCCCGATCAGCCTCGTTTTCTAGTCATGTAACGGCCCTTGTTGGGCGGCAACGGTGCTGCCACGGGAACCCGTGGCGCAACATCCGGTGGCGGAAAGGGCCGCGAATCTTCGGCATCGCCATCCTTGACGAGCTTCGCCGCGAGCGCTTCGGGCAGCACGGCATCCTGGCCTTTACCCCACGGGCGCATATCGCGCGTCATCCGAACAATGCGCATACCTGCTCCTTGAGCACTGAGGAAGACGCCGACGCATGGGCGCCGGCGCCATCTCCATCCATGGCCGGTTAGACCGCGGCGATCGTCTGCTCGCCGCCCAGGATGACCCCGGCGCTGACGCCAATCGTCGGCGTGGTGCCGCCGGTGAAGCTGACCACCGTCACGACGCGGATATACCGATAGGCGAGCGCGAGATCGATCGCATAGTTCTGGTCGGTATTGACGGCCGTGATCGCTGCACCCTGCGCGGTGTTGGTCCCGTCGAAGAGAAAGTTGGTCCAGGTCGCATTGTCGGGCGCGTGCTGCAGCGTCGATTGAACGCTCACACCGCTGGGCGCGCCCGTCTCGGCGCCGGTGGAGGTGCGAAGGACGCACGAGAGCGGCATCGAATGCTTTTGCCGGTCGATGCTCACGCCGTCGATGGTCGCCGCAGCAGAGGCCTGCGGCTCGACGCTCGACGCCTCGACAACGAGCGCGCCAATATTGTGCTGTTGAACTTGGTCAGACATGGAAATGACTCCTGAAAAGAAAAGGGCGGCCGAAGCCGCCCCTAATGGTCCTGAGTAGGGGGATGAACTAACCCAGGGACATCAACTTATGGCGGGGGCCCAGCGAACAAACTGATCAACTGCCACCGCCGCATCGTGCCGAATCTGGAAATCGTGCTCGGCGATCGCGCGGATCAACGTCTGATCGCTCTGGAACGCCGACCAGGTCGTACCGCCCGCATCGATGTAGGTGCCTTCGCGGGACACCGCGAGTTCCAAGGACATCGAGTCCAGGATCATCGATTCGTCCATTTCGGCCAGAATCACGAACGAGCAATCCGAATTGGTGCCCGTCGTGTCGACGATGTTGATCGGGATCTGCGTGGACTTCTTCACCGGATAGCTCAACAGCTTGCCGGTCAGCAGTTCCTCGCGATACACGTACACGCCCAAGGAATTCTGCACGTTGAAGAGATAGTTGTAGCTCCTCGGGTGCATGAACCAGGTGCGCCGGGTATCTTCCACGTTCGCGGTATCGAGCTTGTTCACCAGGCCGCCGAGTTCTTGCGCCGCCGTTGCCAGCGTGTAGGTCTCGTTCGAGGTGATGAAGTTGCCACCGACCGCCGCCGTTGAGTCGGCAGTGCTGGACCAGGCGCCGGCCGTGCCGCCGCCGGTGAGCGCGAACCGATTCGCAAACGCCGTGTAACCCATCGGGGTCGCCTGCGTGCCGTCACCCAGGAGGAACGCCAAGTCTTCGCGCAGCGCCACGATCTTCACCAGATCGTCACGCACGAAGGCATCGGCCGCCGGATCCGCGTAGCGCATCAGGTCATTGGTCACCGGGACCAAGGCCGTGAGCTTCTTGAAGCTCGCGATGATCTGACCGACCGTCTGCTGGGAGCTTGCGATCTTGGAGATCTCCGTCCCGTAGCCTGCGGTACCGGCTCCGGTCTGTGCCGGCATGGTCATGGTTCCGCGGGGCATCGGAATGACGCGCGGGCCAGAGCTTCGCACGACCGCCTTCGGACGCAGGAGCTCGATGATCTCGTTCATGTAATCGGGCGGCACGATGAAGCCGCCAGAGGCGCCGACCGAGGTCACGAGAGCGCGAGTGACCGGATCGCGCCGCATCTCGAAGGCGCGAACGATCGGGTGGCGTTCGCCGAAACTGGCAATTGCCATCTCCCGCGCACCCTGCAGGCTATTGCCGGCGCTGTGGAACATCTTGGCGCAGGCGATCGCGCGCAGGCCCTTGTGTGTGGTAAGCCCGCGCTGAATCGCAGCCGCTTCGTTCGTATACGGGTCGTCATCGACGGCCTGGATATGCACCTCACCGGCACCGCTCGGGTCCGACGGCTGGGCGCCGGCGGTCATCAACGTCTGAATCTCGCGTGCGCGCGTGATCTGACCGTCGATATCCTCAACGGCGCGCTTTTTCGCCGGATAGTCTTTTACCTCGTCATCGCTGAGCTTGTCTTTGACCGCCAGCGCCTGGTACGCGTCGAAAGCGAGCGCGCGCTTTTTCACGAGGTCACTGATTTTGACCTGATCCATTGCAATCTCCTGAGAAAGCGCTTCAAAAGCGCGGGATACCTTGCCCAAGGGCTAAAGAAGGGCGGATTCTGTTACGAGTAGGATCGAGCGATGCCGGCGAGGGCTTCGAGATCGCGCTTGCGGCGCTTCCGATCGAGGCTTCGATCGTTCTTCGAGCCGCCGCTATCTTCGGTGCCGGCCGAGGTCTGAACGTTCTTCGAATCGCCATCTTCGCCCTCAGCCGCTGGCGATGCGCCCTCGACAACGCCGCGCACGCAGCGCTGGGCGGAGCGCACGCACCGGCCCAACGCCTCGTGCGAATCGCCCAAGTCCTGGTGACGATCCTTCATGTCGGTCGCTGCCTCACCCATATCGTCGAGTTGGCTGCCCACCGCCTTGTGAGCTTTGAATGCTCGGGCGACATGCTCGGTTGCCTTTTCCGGCTCGTTCTTGACCGCATGCAGCGCTTCTCCGAGTTCGCCATGCGCCTCGGAGGCCTTCGACTGCTGCGCGGTAATCGCGTCCAGGTGGCCGCCGACCGCCTCCTGATGCTCGCCCAGAGTTTTATGGTGCTTCATGGCGCGGTCCAGATGGTCCTGCGCCTGCTCGAGCTTTTGCTCGTTCGTGGCTGAGAGCGTCTTGCCGGCGCGCGCGATCGTGATACCGCGGCGCCAGGCGCGTGTCCGAGGAGTCTTCGCGGCCTCAATATAGGCGCGCTCCTCGATCTTGATGATGGTCACGTCGGGCTCGTCGAGTTCGAGATCCTTGCCCTCAAGGAGCTCGCCAACTTCCTCCTCCGTCATGGCGATCAGCGCCTTGCCGAACTGGGTCAGCACCTCGCCGAGCATGGCGGGGACGGGACTGTCATCGCCTTCGATCGCCGCCTCGAATTCGGATGAGGAATGCGCATAGCCTAAGCATTCGAGCATGTGCGCCAGGTGCGCGACGTCGTAGAGCCCACGCTTGAAAACGGGCCGCACTGATTCGATCGAACGGCGGAATTTATCCGAGATGCTCCGGTCACCTTCTTTCTTGGCCATGCCCGCTTTCTCCTCGTAATGATCGATAACCGCCTGGGCGGCCGTCTTGGTTTCGTCCGGAATCTCGGTCTGCGACAGGCGCGAGGCGGCGGCGCGGATGGCGCCCTTGGGAACTTTCAGGCGCCCATCGACGATGTGTGCGATCGGGAGCTTGTAGGAACCGCGCTCTTTGGGCTTCGCGGCGTTGTAGGCGAGAAAGCCCTTGCGCGCCTTGGAGGGGTCGAAGTCATCGCCGCCCGCCCACGTGAAAATAGAGGCCTCAGCCGCTGAACCGTCCCACTCGTCGGAATCGTCAATCGGCAGGTCCCGCGAGGCGCCGCATTTCCAATCGGCCGCGCTTCGTTGGGTCACAACCGCTCCGGGGTCTGCGGGTACCGCGACGATGCTGAGCTCGAGCAATTCTGAGCGCGTGATGCGCGACCCGTCCCTCGGTCGTTTCGGATCTAATGGCTCGCTATCCAAAACGTCGAAACCGACGCTGCCAGCCCGAAGAATTCCGTTCTTGACAAGCCCTTTCACCTTCCTGACGTCTTCGGAGATATCATCCGGCGCCCATTCGATTTCAATCTCGAGATCACCATTCGGCTTGAGTTCTGCCGATACCGGAACGGCCACGGGGATCTTAGAGTCGTGATCGAAGAGCACGGCTCCGGTGCGCATAAAATTTTCGTAGTCGAGATTCTCCGTCGCGAGGATGTGCCCGTCGCGTGCTCGCTTGTTCGTCGCAGCGATGAGCTTCGAGCGATTCGGCGCGCTTTCCGTAAACTGGAGGGGCGTGACTACCTGACGGACGATGCGATCAGTTGACACGGGAATAGGTCTCCCCTTTTAGCAGTCGCTGAACTCGCTCTACCGAACAATCGAAGCGTTCGGCGAGATGCAATTCATTCCATCCGAGCGACTCCAGATAGCGAGCCTCACGAACTTGTTCAAGCGTAAAGTTGTTTGGGTTACCGCAAATCACGGACGCTGCATAATCGCCGTTCATCCATCGTGCGGCGGCCAACGGATTCGGTTTGCCAGCGCGGCCGCAATGCGCGCCGAATTGGCGCACCAATTTCTCGCGGTTCTCCCAGTCCTTGCGCGTCGTCTGAAATCCAAACTTAGCGAGATATCTGATACCGGCGTGCCCACCAGGAATCATGTTCAGGCCCCTCGGGTACAGCGACAGGTCGCTGACACAAATCTCTTCGAGATCCATCGCTTCGTCAAACGATAGCCCGCATGAAATTACCTGATGAGTGCTAATCGCTTCCTCACCAAGTTCTCGCATGGCCTGATGAAGACGGTACGGCGATCCGGTATTGGCCGCATGGCGATGTTGGCCCCATCTCGCCGCCCATCCCCGCTTCGTGATGCCGACATACGTCAGTCCGTTTTCCTCGCCACAACCGGCACCCCGGATAAACGTGTCTTCTCGTTCGTGAAAGTATGCGCATAGACGACATGCCTCCCATCCTCATCACTTGATGTCGAAAGTAGGGGCGCGAGTGGGATCACAACTTGATCCCACCGGCGATCAGTGAAGTCAGAGGATCTCTGAAGGCTAAATACACACTTCGGTCCCACCGGAAGTGAATATCGTTCGTCGGTCTCCGTCGCTCGGCTATGACATTCGATTGAACGGCCGTCATCCTGGATGGTGAGAATGACGTGCAGCGAAAGATGGCGGCTCGAATCATCGGCAAAATCGGCGTTAGCAAGCGCGAGATAGTCGCCGCCATCCCTCACCCACCCGATCAATGCTTGCTCGAACGAATGCGCCAGGGAGCCTAATCCTGAGCCAATCCGCATCTTGAAAGCTCCGCCGAGCCCAGATAGGAATTCAAGGTTTTTGGCGTTGGAAAGCACCTTTGGGATGCGGGTGATGCGTTCTCGCGGCTTATGGCCTAAAACAAACGGCAGTCCAGCCCTAAGCGCCATCAGCTGTAGCTCGCTTTACCGGCAGTCACTAGCGCGGACGCCTCGCCAGCAAGCAATGCGATGCGCGTACCGGAGGCAAGCGTGCGCGGATAGTCCAAATTCGCGCACACAACACCGGTCATGCCGGGACGGCGTGGTATTCCTGGAGGATCCAGTGTTGTATAGGCCGCGCTTAAGGTCACGTACACAGCCACACTCGATTCGATGCGCGACACGTCCACGTTGATCACTACGCCGCCGGGGGTGTCGTGCTGCACGAGACTTGGATTCATGGAATGTCCTTAATCTAGAGGGTCTAGAGACCTGAGTTGCGTTTTAGGTCATCGATGCCGCACTGCCGCTTCCGGATCATTTTGTGCGACGAGCAACTTCCGTAAAATGCGCCACGCCCGCAGATCGTCAGCAGCGACCCACAGGTGTCCATTGGGCTTCTGTGGATACGGCTTGCTCAGATCCGCATCGTCCTTGGTCAGTTCCTCGATCTCGCCCAAATCCGTGACCGGCGTGAATTTGTCTGCCATCGGAATATCCTCGTTTTAAAGAGGATTCCGATACTATTCGCGCAAAGGCTCCGTTTTCGCCAGAGGTGAAGCATGGCCGCGCAAGTAGCTGAGAACGCGCAATATTTTCCGCAACTATTTGCATTTTCGCGGGGCCACTTGGAAATCGAAGCATAGAATTCGCGCTCGCTTTCCTATGGCCGTGGAGGGGGATCATCATTGCACCCGACAGAAAGACCCGGCTTGAATCTGAAGCTGCACGGCGGTCGAAGCCTTCGCCAACAGGTTGACCGTTCCCGCATTCGCTCCGTTGATGAGCGAGAAGGACACGAGTGCATCAAAGTTCGTGGCCGCCGTCACGATCACATTCCCCAATGAAGTGCTATACGCCGTTGCGACCGAATTATCCGTGGTGCCCAAAGCCGTGGGCTCGCTCAAGCCGTAGGTTACGGCGGTGGGCGATGCGGGTCCGGTAAACTCTATATTCAAGCCACCCAGCGCCACCGACTGGTAATAGAGGTGACACTCTGCGGTGTAGGTCGTGCTGGCGAGCACCGGGAATTGCAGCGTGTTTCCCCCTGCCACGTTTGAAAAGGTGGTGGTTGAATTGGTGTACTGACTCGTTAAAATCGTGATGCCAGGATAGTTCTGAGTGGATGGACCGTTGGCTCCAAAGTCCCACAGATTAATAATACGGGCTGCTGCTGTTGCTGCGGGCTGAAGCTTGAAATTATTAGTCGCTGCGGTGCCTAGCCAAAGATTTGCAAAGGGGAGAGCCGTGCTCCCAATATCGCCGCTCGCCGCGGCAGCGGCAAGAATCCTAGTTGTGGTAAAATTTTGACTCGATTGAATAATGACGGGACCTTCAAAATTCGTCGTCCCAGTCGTCCCAAAAGTGACAGTCTGATTCTCGGCAGAATTGCCAATTTGGATGGTTGAGGCGTTCGCAGTGAAATTGATGTGGCCCGCACTGATATTGTTGGAATCGTAGACCGATAGAGTATTGCCGTCGAGGATTCCTCCCGCCGTGCGCAATGACCACAAATTCGTCGCCGTCACATTCGTGCCCGCGATAGGCGCAGCAATATAGACGTTATCGAGATTCGTGATCGTGGTCGCGGCGTTGGTCGCCGCAATCGTGGGCGCCCCGATGCCGATAGAGGTCTCTTCCGCGATAGTGCCGCTCGCCGTACCGTCTGTTACCGAGAGCGCGGGAATCGAAACCCCATAGCCTGCTGTGCCCCAAGAACTGGGTGCCGTAAAGAACGCTCCCTGCGTCGTGAGGGTGAGCGGCATCCCGAGGGTCGAGCCGCTTACCTCGCCCGTCCTATTCCAGATCGCATCGGTGGGTACACTGGTATTGGGATATCCATAGGTCGCGCTCATGAGTGTCTGCGTCGTCATCGTCATCGCAGTGCCCGAGCCTAACTGAACACCACTCCACTTGATGCCAAAGTCAGAACTGTCCGCGACCATAAAACTAGTGCCGCCGCCGTAAAAATTAGCACCATCAATGACCGTGCTAAAAGCGCCGTGAAGATACCAGCCATTCGCGGCGGTGCCGACCAGAATATTGCGAAATATGGGTTGATCTATCCTGACGTTCGAGGAGAGATAAAACAGATAATCGGTTGACACACTGCCCTGCTCTCCTCGAACATTATCGAAGCTCAGTTGGTGATCGCCATACACGGCGGCGGTCTTGTTCATGTAGAAGCCATAAGTGCCCCCCACCCACGCCTCAACCCCGTCGAACGTGATGTTGGTCATCACCGCGAGCGGATCGACCCAAATCAGTGCATTGGCAACGCCTGCTACTTGAGTGATATAGACATCTTGGAAGTGCCAGTGGTCATTGGATTCAGTCGCCACATTCGGGTCAACGGAGAAAACAATATTGCGATCCGCGATGAAGTACAGATCCTCGGCGTGATCGTTGTCACGTCCGCAGATGCGAAGCGCGATGGAGCCGGCTTGCGTGTCCGTGGTCCCGCAGTCACTCGCTATGGCACTTCCTCCCGTCCAGCTCGTGCCGCCAGTAACTAAAATATCCTTAAGTTCAAAGCCGCCTTGGTCAATGATTTCAATGGCCGTCTTGGTGTAGGTCGTATCGGCGGTGCGAAAGCCGACGCCGATCAGCGAATTGCCAAACGATTCCCCCGACCCTCCGTTGTAGAACTTAAACACCGAACCGTTGGCGCTCGGCACAAAAGTGATTTCTGAGGAGTAACGCCCCGCGCCAACAATCCTGACGCCGTTTCCCGCCACGGTAATGGTGGAATTGACATAACAGGTCGCCCCTGTAGGCATCTGTACAGTGCCGCTGCTGCCTATATAGTTGATCGCTGCCTGAATGCCCGCCGTGTCCACCGTCGCATTACTCGAGGAGCCGTTGCAAATCGCGCCGAATTGAAGGGGGCTCACCATTGTTGCGTAAGAAAGCATCGCCGGAGTGACGGCAAGGGCCGTGATGCTCGAAGCAACGCTGCCCGTACCGCTCGCCGTCACTGGGCCGGTCAAAGCTGTGATGCCTGAGCCGCCGCCCGTCGCATTTAAAACCGAGCCCGCGAAGGACAGATTCGTGCCAAGCGTGATCGCTCCCGGCGCCGCAGTGGAGCCTGTGGCGTTGCCGAGGATGGTGCCGGTGGGGCTTGACGTGAGCGCTAACCAAGGCAGCATAGAGAAATTTGAATTGACAATCCCGAACTGATTACTGATCGGGTCGCCCATCGGGCTGGACGTGCAGGGATTCGGGCCACACAGAATTGTCGCCTGCGCGAGTGCCTGGTGTGCCGGCAGAGAGAGTAAGGCGAGCGCGAGCAACGCTGCAGCGATGATCGTTTTTAAAAACCTCACACCTGGTTGCATCGTGTTTCCTGTTCAGCCGTCCGAAACCGTATCGTCCGCTTGCGCACTGCCGCTCCCTGTCGGAACGCCGGGTGTCGGTTCCTGGCCGGCGGCCGGCCGCCCCGCGGCATCCGGCGCCGTGCCCGTCATGTCGCTGCCCAACGCAGCCAGGTTCACCGGCACACGCACCTCATCGCCGCCGGGCACCGGCGGCAGGCGCTCGCCGCGGCGCCACTCGTTCGTCGTGATGAGACCCGATAGCGCGCCGATGCGGCCCAGGTTGTAGCGTGTCAGCGGATCCGCGCGCAGCAGCGGGCTCTCGTCCAGATCGACGCCCAAACCCTCTTCGTCGAGATCGAAGGTCTGCACCAGCTTTTGCTCGAACATCTCCAGATCCGGCGCCACCGTCTCATTCACATAGCTCTGATCTTCCTGGATGATCGTCGAGCCCTTAGAGGTGTCGGGCTGCATGAGTTTTCGCGTCGGGACGCCGAAAAAGCGCGCGATGTCCTGCACGGACATCTGCTGCTGATTGATGAACTGCAGATCGACCGCCGTCAGCTGCAACTGCTGCCATTTCAGACCTTCTTCGAGCACCGCCGTGCGGCCGGTGTTCTGCACGCCGGATTGAAACTCCTCCCATTGCGCCTTCAGGCGTTTCGCGGCGGAGTCTGAGAGCGTCTTGTCGGTCTGCAGGACACCGGAGGGTCGTGCGCCGTTGTTGACCCAGCGCGAGGCCTGTAAGCCCTGCCCCATCGCAAGCCCGATCGAATCTCTCGCCATGCCGATCGTCGAGGCGGCCACCAGCATGTTGAAGCTGATTCCCCGGATGTGGACGATGTCCTCGGCCGGGATCGCGACGGGGAAATTGCGCAGCATCGCGATTTGAAAGAGGCCAATCCGGTTCACGTTGTAGAACCAACTGCCGTCGGAGGCTTCCAGCACCATCACCGCATCCGGATTGATCCAGATGAGCTCGGCCGGATCGCCGCGGCGGTCGCGAAGGATCGCCCAGTAGGCGTTGCCGCGCAGCAGGTAGGCGACCCAGGTATCGCGGACGAACTCGAACCAGGTCTGCACCCGATTCGGGCGAATCATCAGCCGCGCGATCGCGTGATCATTGATCTTGGTGCGCGTACCGTTGGCCGCCTCGGTAAAGAGCGCGGGCGTGCAGCGGGCGACGTCGTGCGCCCGAACATAGACAGCCCGATATACCGAGCTCACCGACATTGCGGTGGCCTGAGATACCAGCAGGCCGCTCGCCGACTGCACGGAGCCTAACGGTGGCACCATTCCGTATGAGGGCACTCCTGCTGAGCTGCGCTGCATCGACGCAGTCATGCCTCGCGCGACGCGATCGAACAGCCCCATGCGGTGATCCTTGAAGGGTTAGGACGCGCGGGCGTCGAGCAATGCGCCGATGAGCAGAAACGCGCCCGCGACGATGAAGCCGGCCGGTCGATAAATGCACCAGGCGCCGTAGGACACCGATGCGGCACCGAGGATCCCGGCGACGTCCCTGGTAATGGATCCGAGCGCGGGCGTCTTGAGCAAAGAAATCTCCTAGAGCATGAGCAGCCCGCGCTTCTCGTACGTGGATTCGGTTGGTGCCGGTGCGGCTGTGGCCGCGCCGACGGCCATGGTGAGGGCGACTAAAGCATCGATCCTGTTCACCGCGCGCCGCTTGGAAAACCATCGATTGTCGAATGGGTCGCGCTCGACCGCCGCGGACATCATGGCGGAGATCAACACCGGGCTTCGCCGGATGCGGATCCGCTTCTCCAGGATCAGCGTCTCCAGCGCGAGCACCGAACCCGGCATCCAGAGACCTTGCGGCGGCTCCTCGCCGGTAAGCCTGGCCGCTTCGAGCTGCTCCGGAGTCGGCTTCGCGCGGCGCACGCCGCCTTGGGGATGCTCGGCCTGCGGAAGTGTGAGTCCCTGCGCGTCGAGTTCCTCCTCGAGCTTGCGGTACGCATAGCGGTCGTAGGCGAGCAGCGCGATCTGATATTCAACGTTCACCTCGGCCAAGCGCGCCGCGACGAAGTCGAGCCGGATGTTCCGACCCTCGACGGCGTTCAACCAGCCGCCTTTCACCCAGACCTCGTAGGGCGCCTGATCGCGCAGTGACCGCTCGACGAGCGTGTCCTTCGGCGTCCAGGCCTCGACCCAAGCATCGTAGGTCGGCATCTGCACCGGCTTGCCATCGCGCTCAAGCGTCATCATGCCGGTCTGGACGCAGAAGCCGAGCGCGGTCAAATCTTGGCTGCCGGAGAGGTCCGCGCCCGCCCAGAGTTGCTTGCCCGCATGCTCGCGCGGGTCGAACTCGGCCAGCACGCCCTCGAGCGCTTGGCGCCCCATCCAGGCCTGTTCGGCGTCCGTCCATACGCAGAAATGCAGACGCAGGATGCCGTTGAGCTTGCCGGGGATCGCCTTCGCCTGGCGCACGACGCTTTCTAGGTAGTCGTGCTGGATGGTCACGCCCAGGAGCGGATTCGCCTTGATCCAACAGGTCGGATCTTCGAGCGGGTCATCGCTCTCGTCGAGCGCACAGACATACGAAAAAGTCTCATCGTCGATCACTTCACCTATGTAGGCGAAGGCCTTGTCCGGCGTCATCGTGCCGGCGGCGACCCGCACCGCGTGCTGGTGCTCCTGCCAGCAGACGGAGTTTCGATCGGACCCCGAGTTTGTGATCATGATCAGGAGCGGCTGGCGGCGCCATTTGAAGCCGCGCTCCAGCATCTCGATCACTGTGCCGTTCGGATGCTCGTGCACCTCGTCGCAGAGCGCAAAGTGCGGCCGCGGACCCGATTGACTGTTCTCGCTCGAAATCGGCCGAAAGAACGAGGCCGATTCCATGTCCGCCAGATTCCAGACCGGGTTGCCGCCCGACGGGGTCAGCCGACTGGCCAGCTTTGGCGATTGCTCGCGCATCGCGACCGCATCGCGAAAAAGAACCATGGCCTGGTCCTTCTTGCTCGCGGCGGCGTAGATCTCGGCGCGCGGTTCACCGTCCGAGGTCAGCCCGTACATGCCGATGCCGGCGGCCAACGGGCTCTTGCCGTTGCCTTTGCCCTGCTCGAGGTAGGCGCGGCGAAAACGCCGGCTGCCATCCTTGCGCCGCCAGCCTAAGATCGAACCAACGATGAAGATCTGGGACGGTTCCAGATGGAATGGGCGCCCCTCAAACTGGCCGCCGGCGAGCTGCAGAACGTCAGTGAAATAGCCAAATACGCGATCCGCAGGTCCCTCGACGGGATAGCCCGCTTTCTTGGCTTCCTCACGCTCTTCGGCTGTCGGCTCGTTCCAGGTCAGGCCGCGCTTCGGCCCGCGCTTCAAATCGTCGAGGTGACGCCGGCAGGCGTTGCGGACGTGGGGGCCGGCGATGATCTTGCCGTCGCGCACGGCCGTGGCGTAGGCGGTAACCGGGTCCTTACTTGAAGAAGCGCCCCGCCGGATCTTTCTTTTCGCCACCATTACCACCGCCCACGCGACGGCGGGCGGAGGTATCGAGTCCGAGCTCGCTGCCGAGCGCACGCAGCTGCGCGATGCGCGAGGACAACATTTTGCCGCGGGACTTCAAGAACTCCGCTTGGAGGTAGCACCAGACCAACCCCTTCGGGCTGTCCGCCCATGTAAGCCAGAA